CCGTGTTCTCTCGCATAACGCGATACGCTCGGCATGAATGCCTCCTGTTCGGCTATCTGCTCGATGTATGGCTTCATCCACGCCACCGAGACGCGCGGGAAAACTGTGCCCCTGATCTTTGCCAGCACTTGGCCGACCTTTGGAGGGAATCCCCTTGTGTCCTCGGCAATCAGCGCGTTTACTGCGCCCATTGCCGCAGCAGGGTCTTCCCCGCCCAGCATGTCCGACCAGAGGGAAACCATCTCTTCGGCTTCTGCGCGAGTCATCTTGGCATAGGCCTGCGGATAAGCCCGTTTCAATCGCCCTAAAAGGCTAATGACGTCAACTCTTTCCACGGTTCTTTTCCTCCTTCAGCATCTCGGCGAATACATCGCCGCTGACAAACGGCTTATTCTGCGGCGCTTTCCCGCCCTTGTCTTGCTCTCTGGAGAGCCACGAGGTAATAAAGCGCTTAATCCCTCCGCGAGTTTTACGCTTGGTAGGGTTTGAATCGCACCACCCCGCCATGTTTCTGAGCTGTTGCAGAACGTCAACGTTCGGATAGAGCTGCGACCATTTGGCCCTGTCATTCTCCGACACGTCAAAGAAAGTCCCATCATTCAGCGGCAAAGAGATCACTGTGGGCGGCGCGGCAGCCGCTTGCGGCTTAGCGCAATAATCTTTCGGATTGGATTCTAGATTCGGATTGGATTCGGATTCGGATTGGATTAAGGCCGCAGATTGCGTCAACTCGCCGCAACTCGCCGCAGATTGCGGCAGATTGAGATTTTCCGGAGGTTCGGGATATTTTGGCTTGCAATCTCTGACACGTTGATGCTTGACCCACCCGGGGAACAAAAAGTAGGGCTTCCCGTCTACCGTATAGAGGGAAACGCAGCCTTTTGCCGCCAAAGCTTGGAGCGCAGCATCGATATCTTTGATGGATAGCCTTTCCCTGAACGGGAAAACTCGTCCTTTTATAATCGCGGGGCGGGCATCTCCGCGCCCCGCATCATCTACTTGCGTAATTAGTCCAACCCATAGCCGAAACTCGAAATCCGAAAGCGATGCTATTTTCTCGCTTGAGCATAAACTCTCTTTGATGATTCTATTCGGCATCTGCTCACCGCCTTAAAACGGCAGCTCGCCGTCGTCCTCGCTGACCTCTGCAAAGCCATCTGCTGTGTCCTGCGGCGCTGGGGAATCGCTGCGCTTGCTGTCGCCAAAGTAGATGTTGTCGGCGATGATTTCCGCGTTGCGTCGCTTATTGCCTTCCTTGTCTATCCAGTCGCGGACGGTGAGCTTGCCCTCAACCACGACCATGCGGCCCTTGCCGAGATACTGGCAGACAAACTCAGCCGACTGTCGCCACGCTACCACGTCGAGGAAATAGGTTTTCTTTTCGCCTGTTGCCTTGCTCTTGAAATCGTCGTCGACGGCAACGGTGAAGCTCGTAACCGCCGTTCCGTCCTGCGTGCGGCGCAGTTCCAGATCGCGCGTAATGCGCCCCATGATGCAAATTCTGTTCAGCATGATTCTTCCTCCAAATAGTTTTTCTTAAATACCGCCATGAACGTTTCATGGCCATAAAGTTCTTCGAAACGCTTCTGACACTCGCGTTTCAGCCGCATATCCAGCTCGTGACCGTCTTTCCCGTGCACGCCGTAGTCAGCCATATTGTGCCAGTCGGCGCGTAGCCATACCCAGCAACCCCAAATATCGGACAGCTGACGGCGACCGCCGCCGTAAATGTGATGCCGTGCAAGGTTCGTCGAGAATCCTGAGATATAACATTCTCTCTTGTCCTGCATGATGCTTTTAGTCATCTGCCCCATTCCTCCTTTAGTGCGTCAAGCTGTTGCGGGGTCAATGTCTCAATGCCCAGCTCCTTGCAGTCCTGCACGATGTTGTCAATCAGGCGTGACATTTGCTTTGTGTCAAAGGTGGATGAGCCGTAATACAAGACCACGTTCTTGCAGCCGTCAATTTTGCTATCCATCACTTCCGTCTGCCATCCGATACCATTCTTGTTCCAGCCGTCGCATAGCTTCTGCACGGCTTTCTCGCGCACGCAGACTGTTTCTGTGTTGCCGCCAACGTCCATGACTTCTCGGCGGTAAATCTCGCTCTTGGGCATTCCTGTGGCTTCTGAAAGCTTGTCCAGCAACACCCATGAGTAAGCATTGGCATCGAGGCTCCGTTTCTCGCGGTACTTTTTGACGGTCACGTCAACGTCTACCTCGTGCAGCTCGTCGTACAGTGTGCCGACGTTCTCCCGCGTAGCGATGGTGAGTAAATACCCACCATCGCGCGCAAGGGATAGATCATGCAGTCGGGCTTTCATTTGCTTTTCTCCTCGACATCATGCACGCCCAGCAGAGCGGCGCTTTATAGGTCTTTCGCGCGTTCTCCGCGATCTCCGCAACGGAATACGACTTGCCGCCGTGCGTCACTGGGTAGATGGGCTTGCCGCAGTCCTTGCAGGTGTTTTTCTCGACCTCGCGCTTGTACTGTGCGTTAAATGCGTCCATCTCTTCCTTACTTGGCTTCTTATCCTGCTTAGGCGGTTTTTCTAATTTTCCATTGCTCGGGGTTCTGGTATCATCAACCGGGTCGCGGAACGAATCACTCTCCGCTTCGCTGTAAATGCCGGAATAAGCGAGCTTGGAAAGTTTCAGCACAACGCGGTCAAACATACGCTTAAATGCCATCGCATACGGATAATCGTTCTTGCAGTTTTTCTGTGTGACTTCGCCAACCTCATATAATCCCTGGTCTTTATCGCAATAGGTAAACACCAGCGCGCCGCCGTATCCGCACTTATCTTCGGTAACGGACATCGGATTAAACGGCTTTTCCAATTTGTCGTTGATTTTCAAGCAGCCGTTGTGAGAGATAATCAGACCTGTATAACCCATCTTGCCGCTTTTCGTCTCGTTCATCAGAATCCAAAAATCTGCGGGGGAAAGTCCATACTTACCGCTTTCGATGATCTCGCAAGCCTTTTTCTTGCTCTCTTTGTACTTATCGGATTGCCAAACTGGGATTTTCTTCCCCTGCTTTTGGCTGTATTCCTCTTTGTTCTCACCAAAGTTGTAATCCATCACTTCACCCCCATGCTCATGCCCTGTACAAGCGTCGCACCGTCGATTTCGGCGCCGCTTTTCAGCAACGGGGCAAGGTCAGTCTTGCTCACCGTGGGGGCGTTGTAAGTAACCTCGCCGTCGTGACCGTTGGCGAGCATCCACGCCACCACCGCGCCCATGTCGGAGACCTCCACACTGGTGGTTTTGCGATAACTGATGGAGCATCGGGGAGTGGAAAACTTCTCGCCGTTCAGAACAGAGTCGAGATATTTTTTCTTGCTCTCTGCCGCGCGCTCTAAAGCCTGTCTGCGCGCCGCAAGGGTCTTCTCTTCTTCGCGGATCGCCTTTGCTTCGGCAACATCGTTTTTAATCCAAAGCGCGATGTTCTCGATCTTCTGCTCTCTTGCCATGTTCAGCTCCAAGAGCTTTTCAAGGTCAAGGATTTCGCCGGTCTCGGCGTCTACACATTCCGCAAGCGCGGAATCAATCTGATAAAGGTTCATCTTTTACCTCCGTAATATTGTCTGTGCCACAATAAGGGCACACGGTTTGAGTGGTAATCGTCCAGTTCTCATCGTCCAGATTTTCGCGGTATGCATAAAGAGCTGGCTCTCGGAAATCCGCGCCGCAAGACCAGCAGTGCATCATCCCTCCGCCTCCAAATACACCATCGCGTTCTGCACGCCAAAGACGCGCGCCGCTTGATGGTCGTTGAAAAACACGTCGATGTGGTTGCCGTTTACGCCGCTGCCGCAGTCCTCGGCGATGTACTCGTGTTGCGTGCCGTCCGGCCAGATCAGCAGGACGCGCGTCCCGTAAGGGATCACCTTCGGGTCAACAGCAATCGTGCGTCCCTCGGTCGCCAGCGTGCCGGTCGCGGTGTAGCCGCTTGCCCACTTGCCGCAGCAGCAGCGCCCGGGGCAATAGGCCGTCAGCGTAAACTCACCAAGAAAACCGTCGTTGCACACCGCGCTTTCAGTCGCGGGAATGTCCCATGCGGGGTTATGCTCCTCTACAATGGGTGCTTCTTCCGCATCGACCGCCTGCGCGCTGGTGGCAAGGATTGAGATCACGATCAAAAGGATCGTCGCCCCAAGACACGCCGCCGCAAACAGCGCCGATTCATCGGCCTTGCGCTGCTCTCTCGTGCGCTTGTCGTGCCGTCTCATCGTCTGCACCCCCTGTCGATGTAGGGCAGCAGATCATACAGCACCTTGCACACCGCGCACGCGCCGATGACGGCAAGGCTCGTGGTGAAGTTGCAGCCGTTGAACACGATCACCGTAGCGGCGATGCTGCCGAAAATCAGTGTGTCAGTCATTTCGCGCCTCCGATTAGCATGAGCTTTTCCGCGTCCGTAAATTGCAAAACTCGGTCAAGCTCCCAAATTTCATCTAAAGTCCAGCGGG